ATGGACAAAGATGATTGGCTCAGATTGGTTGAAAAGCTAATTGATAACGGGCCAGCTTACATCACAGCTCTAACTGGTGCATATGCTACATATCACATTTGGAGCAAAGAAAAAAAGCGAAAACCTAGACCTCGCAAGTTTAAGTAATCGCCTTGGGAATAGGGGAGCTACCACTCCCCTCACTCCCTATTATACCATAAAATAGGAACAATACCATGGAAATTTTAATCATAAATATACTGATCGTTTTATTGAGTTATTTTTATTTAAGAGGGCAAAAAGATGAGAAAGCAAATAGAAAAAGTATTAAAAAGCAAAAAGAGCACAAGCGCAATCGCTAAAGGGGCAGATTTGCCTTGGACGACAGTCTCAGATCTTAGAAGTGGAAAAACAAATTTGGACAAAATGTCTTTATTGACAGCAGAAAAATTACAAAAATATGCGGAGGAGCTAGAAATGGAAAACGCAAAACAACTACTTGAAGAAATTAAAAATAACGATGTATCGTATGCTATTGTAAATGAAGATGGAGCAGTTTATTGCAATCTTGGGACAAGTAACATCATGGATATTTATGGTATTGATGGCGAAGATGGCCATTTCTACGGTGTTTATGGTGATGCAGTTGGTGGGCAGCTTGATAGTCGCAACGTCCCTGATGACGTTATTTTGAAAGCTATTAAACTAATGCTAGGGCTTGGCGAACCTGTAAAACGTTCAGAATTGTCTATGGGATCAGATTTCAAACAGACATTTGTAGATGGATATTTTGAGGCAGTCGAATTGATGAAACAGTCTGGTCTTCTTCAGCCTCAGGAACAAAATGAGAAAGTCAAAGAATGGATTGAGTCTCACAAGGATATTGTAGGTTCAACAGTTAAACACCCAACATTTGGAACGGGTAAAGTAACAGAAATCAAAGACGGCACAATCACTATTGATTTTGAAGATTATGGAAGCAAATCTCTAGCTCTCAATACTGTTGTTGAAAGTAACTTATTAGAGTTCTAAAATAATTTATAATGGGTAAAGCAGTGATTTCGGTCACTGCTTTTTCTATTTTGAACAAACAAAAAAACCGCAAGCAAATGCCTGCGGTTACAATTCGAACAATATTTTAGAAAATTTCCTTTCTATTTTTTAAAAAATTATTTAGTGGTAACAATTAGTCCATCAGGTAATACATCAAGTGCTGGTTTGTCTGAACGACTACCATCTTCGTTGACGTAGTACCAGCCTCCTTCAACTTTAACAAGTTCTTTTGAAGACATTTCGCCGTTTTCTTCTTTGAGATGGTATAGTTTGTCCTTGTATTGAACCCAGCCAGTGACCATTGCTCCTGAAGCATCAAGATAGTACCATTTACCATTCACAAGAACCCAACCAACGGCCATTGCGCCGTTCTCTTTTAGATAATACCACTTGCTATCATCCTTCAACCAACGAGAAGCTATTGAATAACCTCTCTCGTCAAAGTAATACCAGGCACCGTCAATCTTTTCCCACTCCTCTTTTGGATAAGTACCATTGGGGTATTCATACCACCATCCAGTTTCATTGCGTTTCCATTTGGGCTTAGCTTCTTCATCATCTAGTAAAACAATGTTCTTGTCATACGGATTTGAAGAGTATTGCCACCAGCGAATCCCGTCCAATGATGGGAAATATTCAAAATCTGCATTTCCATCATTTAGCCCATAGCCAGCAATCCAAAGGCTGTTTGGGAATTTCGCAAGAATCTGCTCATAATAGATATTATTAAGCGTGAATGGCTTGTAGCTGTAATAGATTGGCTCATAGCCATTTTCTTTGAGAATTTCCATGAAGCGAATACAAGCATCTGTATTTGCCTGTTTATCTCCACTAGCGTGATCTTCGTAGTCGAGGCACAAGTATTTTACTTTTTGAGGTACATTATCAAGGAAGTAGCGTGCCTCTCGCTCGGCTTCTTCGATGTCACCACCAAACCAAGCAAAGTGATAAAATCCAATAGGATTGGATTGCTCAAGTTGAGCAGACAGGCAAGGGTTTAGGTAGTTTGTACTCTCTGAAACCTTTATGATGGTATTTTGTGTGCCCATATCAGCCAAAATACCTGTAATATCGTATCCATTGTGGCTAGATACGTCGATGAATAAGTCGTTTTTCTTCATTGTTCTCTCCTAATCCTCGCTTGGCTCGTAGTATTCGAGCGCTCTTTTGCTATCAGAAATTCCTGCAGTTGTTGGGTCATTGACAACACCAATCAAGACAAGGATGTAAATGAATGTGTTCACACCGTCCTGGATATTTTTGGGGATTTCAAGGCCGAATTGTTGGGCCATAAGGAAGATTGCTCCAAGAAGAGCAATGAGCGTTGTTTTGTTTTGCAAGCGCAATTTCCAGTTAATCATTTTGAGTTTCTCCTTTTATTGTTTATTGTTGTTTGTTTTGAATTAAGCTTTTAAGCTCTCTTACATCCTCACCAAGCGATTTCACTTGCTCAGCTAGTACTAAGATAGCCTTATTTTGTTCATCGTGGTTATCGAGCCGCTTGTTGGCTGATGTCTTGAATTCGTTCAGATTTTCGATATCTTTCTCTAAAATCGTAAGACGATTTTCCTGCTTGGTTGCTTTATCTTTCATCGAAAAATAAAGACCAATCACAGGAATGAGGGTGATAAAGATCTGTACGAGAAATCGTTCATAACCTGGCATACAACCTCCTTCTAATCAATGCGTGGCATGACCACGGTAAGCACACCTTGTTGTAGCATTTCAGCAAGCGACTGTTCTTTCCATGTGTAGCCCTCTGTTGGCTGCATTTGGAACTTAAAGATAGTCTTAGTTCCACTCGGCCATTTCGGATTCGTATCAAACGGATAAGCACCTGAGATGATGTCTCCGTTGTTGTAACGTTTGTCCTTAGCAAGCGGCTTGATGAATGCTGCTACCTTTCCATAAGCGTGGGTAGGCATACCTCCATTTTGAGATACTGCCAAGGCAATCAAGACCTCTGTAATAGCTGAAACAGTATCAAGATTTTCCTTGTTTTCGGTTACTGCTTGCTCAGCTTTATCCGTTGCCTCTTTGTTCTTTTGTAGTTCTTGAGCTACTTTGCTGAATTTTTCGTTTTCAGCTCGATTGGGGAAATTTTCCTCATAGAGCGACTCAAGAGCTAATTCAAAAAGCTCTGTATTAGACAAGCTGATTTTGTCAGCTTGCAACAAGATAGGTACGATAGCTCCGTCTGCATTTACTAAAGTGACCTTTGTAGCGGATGCTGTTCCGCTTGCGTCAAATTCTTGGGATTTTGTCCCATATTCTAATTTCATACTTCCTCCTTAAATTTTGAATGATACGTTGTCAAAGTTGAGCCATGTAGCGTCAACGTTCCCCTTGACGACTACGTTACCTCCTGGATAAATCCCGACAACGGCAGGGCCATAGTCATTGTTTAAAGCGGTTTTGAATAGCGTTGTGGATGGTCTGAAATTTTCAGGCAAAGTAAAGATAATTGACTCACGGGTAGTCTTTCCGCCTTTACAAGTACCTTTTAAATAAACAATACCGTCAAATGTTTTTGAAAATTGGACATTTCCATAATCTCTATGATGGCTCCACCCATTTTGTAAATTGGCATTTTGCCAAGCTGTCGGATTGCTTTCTGACTTTAGTAAAGCCACATAGTCAGAGTTATTAGTGGATTTTGATTGTTGTACTAGGTAGCGCCATGGCCTCCAGTTATTATCAAAGCCATTCTCCCTAACTGCCATGTATCCCATTGATGTTGTAAATCGCTGAATAGCCTCTACTGAGTTTGGGTTAGGTCTGAATACTTCTAACATCCCCCAAGCGCCAAAAGGATTGTTGGGAGAAGTTCCGTCTATCCACCAATGCCCAGTATTTGTCATTGAGTTGAAATCTTGTTTGATGAGTTTTCCAAAACCTCTATTATCTGTAAGCTGATACTGCTGAATAGGTTTGTCATCGGCAAAAATGTCGCCCTTTACATCCAAAGCACCACGCTCTCTGATTTTGTTGACCCCAACTCCTGACCTGTCATAAGACAAAACCACGCTTTCTGTAGCCACGTTGACCATGAAATCAGACCGTGTGAACTTGTCCTCTAGTGTACCAATTACAACCCATGACTGATTAGCTAGATAATTGCCTGCAAGATTAGCCTGAGAATTGACTAGGTTTGAGATACTTGTCCAGGATCCAGTGGCTGGTCCTGTGTCTACTTGAAAGTTAGTAGTCCCAAGTCTTGCAACCTTGAATGTCAGGGTCATTGAGTTCTTTTGACTGCCCGAGACAGCCAGAGGGGCGATCTTGGCATTTCGTGTGACCGTCAACGTGCTAGAGGTTGATCCCGTTCTTGCTATGCTAAAGCTAAGAGCAGGAGCAAAATACTCAAGTACGGTTACAGATACCTCTTTAGTGTCTGACCAGCGCCCACGGCTATCTGAGACGCTCGCTCTGATTTTGATAGTGCCGTGGTAGTTCATAATGCCAAGACCACCGCCGTTTGAGCTTGTGGATTGGTTCTTGCCAATAATCTCAGCATAGTATCCAGTGATGGATGAGCCGTAAGAACCGACTGCGCCATTAAACGCTACTTTAATGTTAGAGATTACCTGAATGAACGTGTTCCCACTTGGGATGAGATTTTGAGCAGCGCCATTCAAGTCTGACAATGAGACCCCTGTAAAAGTGGGCTTGACATTTGCTGGTACGCTTGCAGTGAATGTAGTGGACTGTGTTCCTGTCTTAGTAGAGCCTGAATAGGTATCTACGTAGACAGTCCCTGTCCCACTCGCTGAGTTTGGAATGTCGTTTGCAAAGTCAAGAGGGATCGTCCACGTTGTAGATGTATCTACATTCGTTGCAATCGTTCCTGACTTGCCAGCCCATGCATAGCGCACTGTATGCTTAAAACTTGAGCTTTGACGATTGATGTTGATCGTAACCGAACTACCAATAACACCAGCGCTCACGCTTACAGAGCTAGAGCGTGGGATAGTCGTCAGGCTAAGGCTTGCTGATACTGTGATAGTACCATGCAGGCCATTATTCGGATTGAACGTGCATGATATAGGTAAGGTCTTAGTCCCATCTGCATTGTGGCTGATTGTACTTGACCCACTAGCAAGAGTGTACTCCTCGCCTGATGTCTCCCACGTCGGATAGCTGTAATGGACATTCTGGCCATCCAGATTAAGAGACAGCGTACTGTCTCCTTGATGGTTATGAGTGTAATAGGTGCCTGTACGGCTGACTGTCATCCGCCAGTTAACGGTTGAGGTGTTTGCCGTAATACTCTGAGAGCCCTGCTCTACATAGACATTGAGATACAAGCTCCCACTTGAATTACTAAACTTTGCCATACTTCCTCCTATCCTACATACCTGATGACATTCATATCAGGGTTGATGTGATACTGCTCTTCTCTAAAACGCCCTATCTGGATAGTCTTAGAGAAAATACCGTTCTCGATGTGGATTACACCTTGAGAGATATACATAACCTCGACACCAGCGCTAAACATTGAAATTCTTCCGTTTGGATTGAACATCATGCTAGAGCTACCATCATTCTTACCAATGACAAGACCCTCATTACTAGAGCTCATGTAAGTATCGATGAAATTCCAACGGTCAGACAATTCTCCAAGATCCTTAGCAATATTAGAAACACGCTGACTAGCTGCAATCAAATCTTTCTCAGCTTGTGCTCTCGCTGTCTCGTTGGCCTTAACAAAGTCCTTGTAAGCCTTAATCCAGTTATCAAGCGTATCAGCGCTAGCCTTAGCCTCAAGCTCGGCTTGAATAATTCCAGCCTTTTCATTGAGAGCGTTCAGTTGCTCCTGAGTCAATGCTTGGTCAGCCTTGGAGTTGATGTCATTTTCAACATCTTCAATGGCTTTCACGTAATCGTGAAAGTTGGTACCTATGGCAAGCATGGCATTTTTAAGTGTGACTGTAAGATTAGCTGGAAAACCGTTACTTGTTCCAAATCTAACAAAGATATTATCCGTCTTGTAATTTTCACTAGCTCCAGAGAGGTTTATAATAAACTCGAACTTTTGTGACGTTGTAACGCCAGCTTTCAAAGTAATTTTATTACTGTACCAAGGAGTGGCAGAAAAATGTACGCTAGCCTGTGTATCCTTTGTTAAAGCAGGAGATAAGGAGATTTCAAATGAGATACGAACATAATTCGGTTTAAGCCTATCTGGATTTTTCCAAAAATCATCTACAATGAATGTTCTAAAATCATAGGTTCCTGTGCCCCCTGTGTTAATCTGTTTAATTCTACTGTCTTTAAAGTAATTACGATTTCCACCAGTGACATTATCAAATAGTGCCGTCCATTTATAGGCTGTTGGATTTTGACTATCCGCCTCAATGAAATCCGTTAGCGTCCCTAAATAGCGTTTATTTGTGCTATCAGTTGTACTGAAACCATCACGACCGTCAGCGGAGTTAGCCCAGGCTCGGTGAAAGTATGGAGTCCGTCCATCTGCTCCAGGCTTACCTGGAATACCTTGAGGGCCGTCCTTACCGTTTAAGCCATCTGGACCTCTCCATCTCGTCCAGCGATAATCAGCAGGATTGATGCTGTCAGTTGAGTTGAAATCAACATAAACCCCTATATAGGCCTTGTCAGCGTTAGTCTGGCTAAATCCACTACCTGAGATAGTATCCGCGTAGGCAATGTGAGTGTACTGTGTACGGCCGTCAGCTCCTTTAGTTCCAGGGATACCTTGGTCACCTTTTGGACCTTGCAAACCTTGGAGCCCTTGTAGCCCACGCTCCCCACGGTCCCCCTTTTCGCCTTTTTCTCCTCGGTCACCTTTGGGACCAGGGTCTCCTTTCGGTCCTGTATCCCCTTTTTGACCTTGGAGACCATCAGACGTATTGATAAGAGTCAACTGCTCAGAGGCTACCTCTTTGTTATCAATCCATGCTGACACCGTCAAAACCATCTTTTGGTTGATGTCAGAGGCTCGGACAATGTAACTAGGGCTTGTGGCTTTGATTACACCATCAACGACCCAGCGCCAGCCGCTATTGATGACCTTGTTCCCTTTTATGAGGGTAGGGGTCACAATGGTCTGACCTTGGCCATTTTTAAAGGCTATACCGTTGTCTGTAGCTAGCTTGATAGTGTAGGGCTTGGATGCTTCGAAAAGTCGCTCAAAGGCAGCCTGAATGCCATCTGATAACTTATTTTCTAGAGCCTTGAAATTCGCAAAAGTGGTTTTGTTACTTGCCGGATTTGTAAAACTGATTTTCTGTTCGGTAACTCGTGCTTTTACTATTAAAGCTGGACTAAATCCATCATCATAAATCTGGACCGTGTCCCCGATTTCTACGTCCACAAAGCCATCTACTTCATATGTGATGGCTGGGTAGCAATGTTGCTTTAATTTCAGGTAAGCAAGACGTCGCAACTCGTTTGGTTCGTCTGTATCAAAGTCGAAGTCTCGCCTTGTCCACTGGTCCTCAGCTGTTGCTGAAGTAAAAGTTGAGGGATAGAGTTGCATGGACAACGGGGCATACAGTTGTTGCCCTCTTTGGTAAAACTCTAATTCTCCCCTCTCGTTCTTGATAGACCACTCTCCCAAGTTTTCAATGGTCAGAACCTCTTTTTCCAGCTCGGTTTCTTTCTCTTTTTTCTTAGGAGGTTTTATGATTCGTTTCTCAGTATTAGATGGCCCGCCTTTCTTACTGGTCGTCACAGTCTGTTCAATAGAGCCATCTGAACGAGTTGTGGTAGTCGTTGTAATGCGTGTTTTATCAGCCAGTTTTGTGACTTTAGTGTGGACAATAGTCTTACTCTTTGTCCCATCGGATGCTGTGCGAATGATCGTTTCAGTTGTCGAACCATCCGCATTTTTGACTCTTTGACTTGAAACGTGACGCTCCCCGCTGTCTTCAACCTCGACAGTCGGCATTTTACCAGTTGGCCGGATTGTATTGAAAACACCCGTCTTATCCACTTTCCGGGTGATAGAGCTAATATTTTTACCATATTTTAAAACCACATCATTCCTGATACGACCAACTCCTTGGTGTGTATCGTCGTGTTCGTGATATATATTTACAGTAAAGTTCTTAAGCGTGCTATCTGCTTTTAATTGTGTGTCAAATTCAATCTCAGCATCGAATTGTTTCGCAAGATTAAGCAAACGAGCAAGTTTTGTTTCTTGTGTCGTCCACTCAATGATGCGTTGCTGGTCTGAAATCTCGTTAATTCCAATAGTGAGATGGGCATAGTTCAATAAAGCCATCTCTTTGCAATATTCTGCAAAAGTCATTGCTCTCGTTGCTTTGTAAGGATTTACTAACTCATTGATCAATTCAAGATTGAGATTCTCACAATAGCATTTGATTGTCTGCTCATTTTCCTCCACTGACATCACATTAAAGAGGTAGGTGCGCCCATTGTGTCGGAATGACACCCAAGCACGTTCGTTCAGATGATGGTAGGCCTTCGATGAAGCCGTGTCTGATTGAATCGCTTTCTTAAAGACTGTAAACTCAAACGTCGAGGACCCTGTTGGCATGTCTCTTGACCAAGTATCGTTATAATAATTAAGCGTGTTCTGCTTACTATTATCAACAAAAGCAACCTTTTGCAAGTTTGCATCGTGAATCGTTAAAAGCATTATAGCCACCTTTCTTCAAATTCAATTGTTACAGTAGGCTTTATTTTGACCCAACTTGAGCAATAGACCTCAAGCTGACTGTTTCCAGGTGGAATAGTCAAGAAACTTGAGCCATCCACTACATCCACAATCTTCTCAAGACCGTCCACAGTGACAGTGTCATTCTCGCTGTTTAGCACGACATTTGAACCAATTGGATAACGGTTAGGCACATCTCCTATTGTTGGGACAAAATCCTTACGGTATAAGAGTTCATTAAGATACATGTGAGCTAGGATAGGCTTGTCATGATACGCTCCAAGCATGACATGGATTTTAGCTGACTTTCGGTCTTTAATTTCAGGAATGATAAAGCTGTAAACAGAACCTTGATAATAGACATGAACCCTGTCATCGTTGCGCTTTATTTCAAATTGTCCTCTTGAGGATGTGAATGGGTTTAGTTTGCTATCTGATATACCTGTAAAATTCAAGCATTTAAGAAAGTAATAGCTATTCTTGCCATCAGATCCAAATACATTAAACTCACAGTCTTGTCCTTTTGTCCGTTTGAATGTTTCAATGCCGTACAAAAACTGACCATTTGTGTCTGATACTGTAATCTTGATAAAACCATATTGATTAGCTGCATTAGATACGAATATCTGTCTACCTATGATATAGTCATCAAGAGAGCCGACAGCTCCAGAACTGTCTGTAGGTATGTCCCATGAAAGAGATGTAGCATAGTTCCCATATTTTCCAGATGTAGTTTGATCTCTGAGTCTAATGTGTTTCTTATCCCACAATGTCGTTAGCTCAGCCGTCCCTACCACGTTCTCGCTATTATCGTTAGTCACAGCCTTGTTTTTAGTGGCTCTTGCAAAACCATCTGAAATCCTATCGCCTCTAAAATCAAGCAAGACCTCAGAGCGCTTGACTATGCCTGTATCGGCTTCCTCACGGTCTCCAACCTCAAGAGCTCCGCTGGTGTTAACTAGACCGATATATCCATTCTCAGCATTATGTTTGACTTTAACGATCGGAAATGCTCTCTCTGTGCCATTATTTGTAAGATCAAACACCATCTTTCCTGCTTCGCTAGTTGCGTTTTTGTCGCTATCAAATCGCTTATAGACTGAACTATGAGCCACACCATCAGGAATGATGAACTTAATAGAGCCGTTTGAACGTCTCCCGCTTGCCTCTTGCATAGAAATATCATCGATTACCATGGCCAGATAATACTTGTCTGGTTCATCTGAAAAGGTCAACTCTTTAGGACTATCAACATTAAAAATACCCGCAAGCTTGTGCTTGAGGGTATTTCTGTCTTTGGACCAGATGGAGAAGTCCACCTTGATATATTTCGCATCAATAGTTTGTTGCTGGATATTCACGCCAATTCTTGGGGCATGATCGATAGAGATAGAGCGATTGTTCCCGATATCTCGTTGGATGTCATGGATTTCAATAAACTCTCGTAAATCTGTTTTATTAAAACGCATAGTCACTTCGCTCATTCAATCACCCCTTTCATTCTTAGTAGCATTTTCTCACGCTCTTTCTGAGTTTTAGTAACGATATCCGTAACTTTTGAGCTGTCTAGATAAGCGTTTGTGTCTTTGTTAAGGATAGCAGTAAGCAATTTTTCTAAACTTGCTCTCAGAATCCTCATCTCAGACACAACTTTATCTGCATCTTGCCCATTTTGGACGCTAGTAGTCTGAATTGTGATATTACGTTGCGCTTCTTCCATTTCACGGAGGAACTTCGCATCGCTCGGGATCCCGATACCAGAAGCGTATTTCGGAACACCCATCTCACGCATCAAACGTCTGGTCTTATCCGCTCGCAAGACCTTAGAACCTCTTGGAAGAGGAAGTAAGACATCTCGACCTTGTGGGATGAAACTCCGACCATTCGGGAGAGTAACCATTTCCTTGTAGTTGCTATTTCTTTGGTCGTTAACGATAGCAAGCCCACCAGGGTGATAGTTTGTCCCGTGAGCGTGCTTGCTCGCAAAGATATTCGTAAAGAAATTACCAGTAACGCTGTCAATCCAGCTCTTAATACCTGAAAGAACACCGGATGCATTATCTCGGGCGTTGATAGTAACAGTTTTATCTTGAATACCATTAACGCCACTTTTGACCTCGCTAACAGTGTCATTAGTGCCATTCTTGGCAAGGATATTCACTGGATCATATTGCTTGATAGCATTGATAGCACCGCTCGTCTCATTTCGTACACCGCCTGTTTGGTCAGCAGCAAACAAATTGATAGGAGCTTCTTGTTTGGGTGAATTAACACTCAAAATCGCACTTCCGACAGCTGCGCTCGTATTATCCACCGCATCCAGAGACTTAGTCTCAGCAGATGCAAAATTCCAAGCCGTAATCTTATCGATAGATAACTGGCCATTGTTCAAAACATTCGTAGGATCTGCCTTCAAATCTTTTGTAAACGGTGTGGTCGCATTCCAGGTTGTCAAAGTATCAGTAGAACGAGCAACTGCTTTTTGGATACTCTCATCATTGGCCAGCAACTCTTTCTGTTTTGGTGTGAGCGATTCATAGTTAGATAGAGCCTTTGAAGCTTCCTCTGCCTTGTTCATGACATCGGCATTTTTCATGAGGAGTTCTTTAACTTTAGCTGGCATACTGTTCCATGTTTTAAGATGGGTTTCACTATCAAAGATGGCTTGCAACCCAGCTTGGTTCTTGACAATCACTTGTTTCTCTTCGAGAGTCATGTCTTTCCATTTACCAGATTCGACAAGGGCCTCGGCTATAGTCACACGAGCGTTTGAGTTGATATCCGCAGTCTTAGCGATAAACTGCAATTGTTCCCAACCTTCCGCAGATTTGGCAGCCTCTCCGATAACTTCCTTAACATTGGATTTAACTTGGAAATTCCCATTCTTATCAATGTTACCGACCAACAACGACCAGGCATCGTTAGCCTCTTTCACTTCCTTGCTCATCTCACTAGTATAGTTAGCAAGAATACTATGCGAATTACCTACCTTTTGAGAAGCTTCAGCAGCTTTCTTCCCGATTTCTTCATAGGAAAGGCCGTATTCTTCCAGAACTTTCTTGGCTTCTTCCCAATAGTTCCAACTTTGGCCAGTTCGAGCTTTCACCTTATCATCAAGATTTCGCATGACTTGATAATACTTACTTCCCAAAGCTTCCATCGTTTGAGTGTGGTTTGCTTCTAGAGTTTGCATTTTCTTGTTGTAAGTTTCTTGATCGATAGCTTTTCCATCAAGCAACTCTTTCAACTCACTCTTTGAGTTCTCGTAGAGTTTCTTTTCCTCATCAAGCGCTTGTTTCAAAACATCTTTAGTATGCTTCAATTGCGTTTCATTCAGACTTCTGACATCGCCATTCAAAGCTTGTAAAGCTGCCTTCTGTTGCTCAGCTGACAAGTCCATCATCGAGAGTTTTGCCTTAATCATCTCGTTCTGATTGTTCAGGATGATTTCTTTCTCCTCTTGAGAGAACTTGCTCGCATCACCATTATGTCGCTGATAAATCTCATTGATTTGATTCATCATGGACTCAGTATTAGACACGACCTGGGCATTTTTTTCTTTTGCTTTCGCAATGTCTTCTTCACTGAGACCCCACTTAGCGCCCAACTCCTCCATACGTTTGTTTGTTTTATCCGCAGCAGCAGCAATCTCTTCATAGAGCTTTTTAAAGGCTCCAGCTACCTTTTCAGCATCTCCAGCACGAGTCCCGAAGTTTGCGACTGCTGTACTGGTTTCATCAACAGTCTTTTGAAAGCTTCGCAATTCTCCACGAGCAGTATCGCTCAACTGAGAGCCAAATTCTTCCGTCTTGATACGAGCCTTGTCTTTTTCGTTGCCAAAATGAACAGCAGCAGCTGTCGCAATGGCAAGACCAGCGACTGTCAATCCTAAAGGATTTGAGAGGGCACTCATTGCAGTTGTCAAGAGACCAGTAGACGTCGAAGCTGATGCTGTTGCATTCCCAAGCGCTACCGCTCCACCAGATGCCAATTTAAAAGCAGAGGATAGATTCCCGGTTGTTCTAAAAGCTTGGAAAGTTTTGTGCATTAAATTCATGCCACCGACCGCTTTACCAGTCCCTTTAGTAAGCCAGCCAATTCCTTTTGTCAAGCCTCCTACGATTCCAATACCTTTTCCAAAAAGTGTTAACGCTGGACCAGCTCCTGCAGTCAATGCCACCCACATGAGAACGTTTCTTTGTTCTTCTTCAGACATAGAACTAAAGTGTTTAGCCATTGTAGCCAGCGTATCAATCCAAGGTTTACCAGCCTTTAGACCGTCTCGTAGAGCCTTCAAAAGAGGTCCGCCAAATTCAATAGCCAAGTCGGTTACCTGGTTCTTAAACATCTTCAGTTGAGATTCTGTTGTCTCGTATCGCTTATTAGCTTCATTTGTCAGAGCAGTATTCTCTTTCCAAGCCTTGTTTGAACGTGCAACTGCTGCGCTCATTTTGTCTGATGATAAGGCTAGAGATTTAAGCATGTTTCCTTGCCTAATACCTGTCATGCCTAATTTCATCAAGATAGCATCCATATTTGCGCCTTGTTCACGGGCTGTGTTAAGGCCTTTAATAAAGGCTTGTAATGCTTCAGCAGGTTTTTCTTTCCATGCTTTTTGGAATTCTTCCGATGTTGTACCTGCAACTTTAGCAATCAATGCTAGATCATCTGCCGAATCCTTGGTAGTCAATGAAACTGCATTACCGATAGCAGTAAGAGTTTGAGTCATTGCAGTACCACCTGCTTCTGCTTCAATACCCACGCTACTCATAGCAGTTGCAAGACCTAAGATTTCAGGAGCAGTTAGTCCAGCAAGTTTACCACCTGCCGCTAAACGGTTGGTCATCTCAACAATGTCTTTTTCAGTTGTTGCGAAGTTGTTACCCAAGTCAACAACAGATGCCCCAAACCGTCCATATTCGTCCGATGTCAGTCCTAGGATATTCGCAATCTTGGCAATAGCTGTCGCAGCTTCTTCGGCGCTCAAGTTCGTTGATTCTCCCATATCAATCATGGTTCGAGAGAATGTAAGAATATCTTCTGCCTTGATACCTAACTGACCAGCAACTTCTGCGACATTTGCGATTTCAACCGCACTAGCTGGCAATTCTTTAGCCATCTGACGAATGCCGTCAGATAAGTTCTTGTAGGATACGGTTGCAGTCTCATCTACTGTCTTCTTCACACCTGCAAAAGCAGATTCATAGTCAACAGCTGCTTTAGTGATTAAACCCACACTTGCAACTAAGGGAGCAGTTAGCCCTGTAGTTAATTCTCTCCCAGTTTTTGAAACTTCTTCGCCAAAAGTTTTTATTTTTTTACCACTTTTGATAAAGCTGTCCCCGTATTTATTGATACGATTCGCAAAGCTATTCTCTTTACCAACAGCAACCAAAGCTTCTTTAACACGATGAAGTTGCCCTTCCATTGCTGCCAACTTGGCATTCTCACGCTCAATCTCAGCAGCAGCCTTGTCAAATTTAGCCGTACCAGGTTCGAGAGCGTCAAAGCTTTTCTTCATCTGGTCCAAAACACTTTTTTGCGCTTCAATCGCTTGACCAAGTGTCTTGTACTTAGCTTGAAGCAAGTCTGTGTTTTTCCCATTGTTTTTAAGGGAGCTGTCTAGCGACTTTACATTGCTTTGAAAGTATTTAACCGCATTCTTAGCACCATTTAGAGTAGGATTGAACTTCGACACGTCCAGCCCTAGCTCGATATACATTTGACCTAACGGCGTTCCACCTGCCATTCAAATCCTCCTTTTTAAATCATTTCTAGAAAGTCAGCAAGATCCATGACTTCCTCAGCTTTAGCAGATTCAGTTTCACCAAGAACGCCCATCAGGTCCTCCCAGCTCGTATCCATAACATCACGGATACTCATGCCGTATGGTCCTTCAGTAGCTTGTTTGACAAAACCATAAAACCGTTTCAGTGCTTCACTCGGCTTTATTTTTTCTCCTTTGGGTCAACATCACCCACCAAATGAGAGTAGATGTCTGCAAATACCGCAAAAATGTCCGCCATGTCTGTGTATTTCAAAAGTTCTTCCACTTCCAAATCTTCAAACAATGAGGCGATAAATTCCAATTGCTTGTCTAGCTTTTCAACTTCGGACAAGTCAGAAGATAGTGCTTCATTGAGAATCAGGTAGTCACGATAGTCCTTAGTAGTAATTTCCTTACTTGTCTTTTGAACATCTTGACCTTTCTCATTTTTAATTAAAAATTTAACCTTAGCCATATACTTTCCTTTCTAGAAAAAAGATAAAAAGAGAGCTTGCGCCCTCTTCCTACCCTGCAGCAACCATTTTAAGTTGCCCTTTGAATTTTTTGAGCTTAGCATCATCTTTACCAATGTATTTCACATAGTAAAGACCATTTGTTTCAGTGTCATCACTTGCAATAGCAGCGAAACTCAAGCTGTCATCTGGAAGTTCTTCTTGCTTATCTTTAAGCGTTTCAAGTTCTTCAGCGTCCATTGAGAATTGTCCTTTGAAGAATCCGACTTGTGCCTGAGTCCCATTTGCAGTCTGAGACTCAAGCATAACAGCGCAGTATGGAGCAACTGTATCAGCACCAATACCAATAATTTCATCTTTGACTTGATGTCCTAGGATTTTAGCGAGTACTGTTGAAGGAATATCAACCGCAGTCAGTTCCATCTTCACATCGCCAACACCACGGTTTGATACGTGGTAAGCGACATCACTACCATATGTTTTTACTGGATCACTTGCAAGACCTGAAATTTTAGCGGTACGAGTCGCACCTTTACCGGTTTGACCTTCAATTACAAAAAGGTTTTCTCCAAGTGTCGGATTAGCATTTCCATCCAACACACGAATTGTCATACGTTTAAAACCAACTAATGCCATTTATAGCACCTCTTTCTTTAATTTAGTATTCTTCGTATAGAGCACTCTGACCCTTGTAGGTTCGAGCATCTACATAGCGTTTGATTTCTGGAATCCATTCATCCAAACCACCACTGGTTTGATAAAACCCCTGGTCTTCCATAATCTTTTCAATTTTTCTTTGGAGTTCTTTGCACTCCATATAATTTTTAGACTCTACATTGACCTGATAGAGAAATGTCTTAGCCAGGCTCGTATTACTACCATGAGCCGTCTGCATCGGCGGACCAACTGGCTTGATAACGATACTTGGCTCATTATTTGGTAGCGAGTCAGGACGTTTAAAAGATTTAATACTGATTCCAGCTAAAGACTCATCTTTTTTCAAAGCCTCATAGAGTTCATTAAACTTATCTTTAACCATCTAAAACCCCTCCGTCTTCAAATGACTAGCGATTCTGTATTTATATGTTTTAGCATGAGCTTCTGAAAACCGTCTGATGACACCGAATCCCCTTGGATGTGGATTCTTACCATATCCAAACTCATTCAAGTGAACCAAACGCCAGCGAGAACCCTCACCAAAACCGATTTTCACAACAGGAACACCACTAGCAAGACCCGTCACACGTCCAGCAGTAGCGCTTTCGATGGTTTCTCCAGTATCTTTGTAGACCTGCAGAGCACCTTTGAACTCTTCTAGAGTCTCGTTTGCGACTGCCTTTAAAGCTCGACTAGTAGCACGTTTAACCTTGTTATTGCCAAGATGTAGCTCAATGTTTCTCAAAACATCGTCGAAACCTCTCAATTCTGCTCCACTAGACATCTTGACCACCACCAATGACGACTATCAAAAAATCCCGATTGTCAAAATCAGGACGAACATCGATAATTTGCCATTTTTCACCACTAAGACGAATATCGCCAACTTCGACAAAATGCTCATTCTTCGGCTGATAATCAGACAAAGGATCTCGAATTTTTAGAGTCATCTTAGCTTTCATCGACTTCCCGGTTGCGATTTCAATATCTTTGAAACTAGGAGAGTAGACTTGCCCGATTGTGTAAAAAGCCTTCTCGTGAGATACATCACGACCATGAAGCCCCTCCTCAACTTTAGAAGTATAGAAAGTCAAGGGGGTTCTCAGGTCTCCGTTTTGAGCCTCTGGCTTTTTGTAGCGATAACTAGGGCGATTAGTTTGATAGGACATCAGACATTGTTACTTCTGATTGCTTGTCTTCCCATTCAACAAAGCCAGGCAACGCTTCGTTGATTTCATCGAAACGCTCTTTTGTCTCTTCAAATTCTTGACCAGTAGAACGATATACCCCTTCTTTGAGGTCGTAAAAACCTTTTAAAACCTTAATCATGTTTTTCCTCCAATTTGTAATTTTCTAGTGATAATGCCATCAAATCCCCTTGAAAGTTCCCGTAGAAAAATTCAACTTGATCATTGTAGACATATCGAGCACGTTCTAAGATCAGCTCTCTCACTCGTGGATTGGCAGAGTCATTACTACCGACCAGACTGAGGATGGCTGACTCAGAACTTTCCAACATTTTGGAGAGGTTTGCATCCTCCCCATTATGAAAAATCCTCATCCGCTCCTTGAAGGATTTAAGGAGTGGATGAAGTTGTTCTTCTGGAGTCATGGCTCAACTCCTAGATTAGGCTTGGGGAAGTTGTAGAGTCCAGACTGCTGCAGTCTTTTCATCGTGAGCCTTACCATAAGCGAATTGCTTAGCAGTGTAAAGGTTCAGGTCTTCCAAAGCATAGGTTTCTGTGTAACGGCTAAGTGAAATACCACCACCGACAAAGGCATCGTAACGACCTTTGACAAATGTAGTGACTTTACCAGCAGTTTGTGCCACGGATTCAACCAAGATAAGGTTAAATGGCATAGCTGTGATATAAACAGCTTGAGCGTTCAATGAAGTGTATTGTTTCTTCACATCCCAAGCGTCGGCTGTATTAACAACCATTACAAGGTTGCCTTCTACTGCAACTGGAGTTTTTCCGTCTGCTTTAACAGAGTGATGTTTGTAAACCTTTGTCAATTCTTTGACTACGGTAGCTGAGTCCGCAAATGTCAACTTAGTAGTTTGAGCTGTTTTTTCAGCATGAGTTGTATGATCGCCTGAAACAGTTCCTGTAAGAGTACGAGTAAGTCCGATAGGTTTATTATCCCCATCACCATTCAAGAAAGCAGCTTCAAGGGCAACTGCAAAGGCTTCTGTGATTTGAACAGAGACGAATTTTGCCAACCAAGCTGGGCCGAATTTTTCAGCATCTTTTGGAATTACAACGAAAGCAGTCAATTTGTGTTGGATTGCTTCTTCTTCATTGAATTTTTGTTTAAGTTGTCCTTGGATTTCTCCATTGATTTTACCCCAAACAGCTTGGCCTGTTTGCTCTGATTTGAGGAATTTCAAGCGAATACCAGCATTTTTAAGACCGATATGTTGAAGGAGTGGGCGAGCTTGCACCAAATCTTCAAAGATATGGTCAATGATCTCTTGCGGGATGAATTTTTCAATCCCTTCAGGTGCCGCCTTTTCAATATTATTGAAAAACTCACGAGCTTCAGCGGTCAGCTTGGCATCGTATGGATTCAAAGCTGAAACTTCTTCACGAGCAGCGTCACGAGCTTGAGCCATCATTTCATTGGTCATGGACTCGATCATGTCATTGTATAGCTTCGCTTGTTCTTCTTGAGGAGCACCATTTGCAACAGCATCCAAAAATGCCTGACGTTGTTTTTCAAATTGGTTAGATAATTGCATTGTCATTCTGTTTTTTCCTTTCTTAAAACATAAAAAGACCGAACCCTTTAGGTACAGCCTTATCTGTGTTATTTTCTGGACTTTCTGGAAAATTGAATTTCTTCTGTACAAATTCGCTATTTTCGAAAGCCTCTTTGTCGATTTGTATATCTGGTAGTTTAGCTTCTAGCTTTTCAGCTACCAGTTCTGCGATTTTATCAATATCCGGTGTCATTGCTGACCTCATTTTCTCGATAAAATCACTTGGGATCATAGGAGTTTCACTCGCTACTAGAGTCGGAGCGACTTCGTTTGTAAACATAATCTTGTCTACAAATCCATGATTCAAAGCTGATTCAGCATCAAACCAAGTAGTCTTGTTCATCAAGTCAAGCAAGTCATCAAGAGCTTTTCCAGTCTTATGAACATAAGCGCTAGCAATAGACTTGTTAAACCCTTCTAGCACACCGGCCTCATGAAGCAAGGCATTATGGTCTCCGTTCACTTGCGTTGAAACGTTGTGGATCATGATTTGGGCGGTCGGACTGATTTCAACCGTATCTCCTGCCATTGCAATCACGCTTGCTGCGCTTGCTGCAATACCGACAATCTTCACGGTCACGTCACCAGGATACGAGCGTAGAGCAGTATAGATTTCACTACCAGCATAAACATCTCCGCCACCCGAATTGATATGAACCTCAATCGGTTCGCCACTTTCAGGAAGTACGACATCTTTCGGAGCTGTTGCATCCCACTCAAGCCAATCGTAAAGCCATCTGTCATTGTTTGATACAATCGTACCCTTAATCGGAATTACCTTCATCTTCTTTCTTACCTCCTTTCTCTAATTGTTCACCAAGTTGATAGTTTTTGGTGATGAGGAATTTATCGCCACCAGGGACAGATTCTAAGCCAAGTTCAGAGCGCACCTCGTTTCTAGTCATCGCTCCAGAAGAAATAAGCTTATCAATGTTTTCAGCAAGTGCAAACTTATCTCTCTGACCTTCGCCGATGATTACAAATAGATGATTGCGCTCGTATTCCCGTCTTGATACTAAAGCGAAATTAAGCCCATCACTCATTTTCTTAACGAGTGATTGGTAGCAATAACTATTAAACATTTTTTGGCTATTTTCAAGATTGGCCATATCGCCATGACTTAAAGCTGTTGGAATCCCTAAGACATCCGCGACCTCATCATCAAATTGCCGACGAAGTTTCTTTAACTCATCAACAGAAATATTTGAAGTCCCTGTTGTATTCGTATGCTCGGAATATTCCATTCCATCTTGAGCTGGAACAATGGCAATCGTCTTGGTGCTAAATGATTTAAAAAGACCATCAGCATATGATTGGAGTTTATCACGCATCTCCTTATCAAAACTCCCATTGTTTTTGGTTTTCAGAGTTCCTCTGATTTGATTATTCCTAGCCAAGGCCTCGACCAAACGAGTGTGCAACTTCTCGTAATCAGCAAATAAGTCAGAAATATAATCTTGCAGTCGGTTATTGTTGTACTGTAAGAAAATGACTTCACTCATCCGAAAACGCTTCTCAAAGGTATATCCTCTACAAGTTACAAACTCAAACACATCATCATAAACAGCATATTTAGTCCGTGTGTAAGAGTCAGCAACGAGCAACTGGTCATCAGTTGTAAGAAAGATTAGGACCTCATTCTTAGTGAGCAACCGATAGACGACCTTTTGCCAAAAATCTGACGCAGATTCGTTCTTGTTAGGCCTTACATTCAGCAAGTAGTCCCAATCAGAAGACTTAGCCTTACCGTTTTCTTGATACTTAAATGCTGACTTAGCAAAAATTCGGGCGATGAACTCGGCCGACTTATCAATCGCTAAGCTTTTGAGTTGCAGATTACCAAACATCCGCTCAAGATCCTCGAACTCAAACCCAACCTCTGGCACTTCACGCTTAAATAAATTCAGTAACCCCAATGCACTTCCTCCTTTCTTTTAATTTCTGCCGACCACCCACCCAAAATTTATGCTTAGATTAAAATTCCCAACTATCAATCATGTCAAGGAATTCACCAATATTTGACTCTTGCACAAGCTCACGCTTGTAGAGAGCAGCTATCAAAGCATGGAACCCATCTGTCTTTCTTCTGACAGGCTCTTTCTTCAAGAAACGCTTATTGCCATCCTTGTCCTCTTTGACATAGGTATTATCCGTATACCAAATCATAGAGTTGTCATTTTCAAAGATAAACCGCTCATTCGCAAATCCATCTTCGATGATTGGTGCGACCTTGGATTGAATCGCCCCAGGATTGCGCAAGAACTCATATTCAAACCCAGCCTCTTCTAACAATGGCTTCAGCAAGTCCATTCTAAAGCCATCGGCGCATACAAGCTCAATCTGATAAAGATTTCTCCATTCCTCAAGCTTGGCAATCAAAAGCCGTGGATCAATACTAGGACCGTCCACAATCGTAAACAAGCCTCTGTCTGCCCATTCCTGAATAGGGGCTTTTAGCTTGAAAGCTTTCAAGAATGCTTTTCGCGCAAATGAATGTTGCTTCCAGATGAACTCATCACCATTCTTAAAGAGCAAACCAACGCTTGCAAAGTCTCGGATACTCGCATAGTCAAACCCAGCGACACATGACCGACCTTTCAAGTCGATACCAGGAGACCGTAAACAAGCAACTAACTTTTCTCGAGAAGTAACATCTTTCTCAAGGTCCGCTTCGGGAAGATTCATCCGTTTTGTCATGAACTCCTGACGGCCAGACGGTTCCAACTCAAGATCATCATAGTCAGCCTTGGTTCTTGCAAGCAACCTCTTAGCGTAAGGAGTGCTTTCATCCAACATCGGATTTGCCTTTGGCCAATTCTTCATGTCGTCCACTTCATCCGCACTGTCTAGCTTGCAGATGAAAGGGAATAGCCTGAAATCGTCAACCTCTCCATTCAAGATTTGCATAGACTTCTCTATCAGCTTGTCATAGAATCCCTCACGCACATATCCATTCGTCCCGTTGTAGAATGTTCGAGCATGAGCAATCTTACCAAGACCAGACCGTTGGACCTTCACTGCCTTATCATCTTCAAACTGGTGAATCTCATCAAACTCAAGACAACCATCACGAGCAGAGTCCATAGTCTTCGGATTATTCGTCCGAAAAGAAAAGACCGAGTTATTTGCTCGACCTGTGATAGACATTTTAGTTAGATAGAAATGGTCTTCAAGACCACGCCTTTGAATAGTCTCATAGACTTCCTCAAAAGAAACCTTCCCTTGTTTCTCAGAGTTAGCAGTGATAGTCACATCATAATCTCTGATAGGGTAGATAGGACTGATAAAGAACGATGACCTCGCAGACATGAAACCATTCTTACCGCCCCCACGAGCAAGAGTGTATAGATACTCGTCAAAGTGTGGCTCCCCGTCCTCCTTCCGAAAAAGAAAAATGAACGGGGTCAAGAAAAGCTGGTATTTCGCTAGAGGAAAAAAGTTCTTTTCCGTAAACCGAATGAATTTGTCAATTAAGTCATTATCAAAATACAAATCATCACGAGGATAGATTTTCTCTTTGATGATTTTAAACAGCAACTTTCTTTCTTCGTTGACGACGATTTCTCCACTCTCGGCCATTTTGATGTAGTCATCAACCAGCGGATGAGAAATCATAACAGATCACTTCCAGATGTCGGTTTCTCAACAGGCGAGTTTTCCACCTCAAAATCAAACGATCGCTCAATCGCTAAAAGCTGATTGCTTGTTGTGTTGATTTCCTTGATGAGAGAATTCGCTTTTTGGAATCTTTGTTGGCCATTGTGGACAGTGACGACAAGTCCGTCCTCATGCAGACGAGCTTTCAACTCATAAAGTAACCTCACAAGATAAATATAGCGATTGACTTTTTCATACTGAACCGCATCCTTTTTTCTAGGACTGAAATAGCCGATTTTAGAAAGTAGCTGATTTTCTAATTCTTTTACATTTTTTTCCGAGTATTCTTCCATTACCCCCACCCCCTTTATTTTTTTGTTAAAAATTTGGACAGTTAACCCCTCCCACCGGTTCCCAAAACCTTAAAAATACTGGATTTTTTTGACCGGGGGGTGTTATCATCCCCAAAATTCGTCTGTTCTGAAATTTTTCTCAATCATTTTTTTAGATTTTCGAAATTGGAAACGACCGTGACGTTTGTTATGACATTCTTTGCATAGAGTTCGTAGGTTATCAAGTTCAAGAGCGAACTCTGGATAGAACTCTAGCTCTTTGATGTGGTCAACCTCTAGGTTCTCTGTTGTAACTTTGCCTTCTTCTCTGCACCAAACACATTCATAGTGATCACGTTCAAGTGCTTGCTCTCTCAAAATTCTCCAAGCTTGTGATGCATAAAATAATGCTCGTGCAGCTCTAGTACTTACATCAATCATAAATGTCTAAATAAAAGCATTGAAACTTCGTCATGGCTCGGTCTTGTGAATCTTGGTTTTTGCCTATGTATCTCAGTGAAATACTCTAGCTTGAATTGATTTCTAATCTTTTCCCATTCGGATGAAGAGAAGAAAATATTTTTAGAAGCAAATTTCTTTTTAAAACAATCTTCTTCGATTGTGAATATTCCTAGTCCTTCCTCAACATCTGCTATTCCTAGAAATCTCATCTGCAACTCACCTTTCATAACTATGTAAACTCCTTTGTTTTTACTCTCTCAATTCCTTGTTTTACATATTCTAATGAATTCGCTACATGAGTTTTAACTCAGATTTATCAAGCGTTTATCCTGCATACATAAAATGAAATCATCATAACCTCAAAACAATGAATTGATAGTAAAATAAAAAAATTAAAAGCCTTGAAACTTAGTCATGGCTCGGTCTTGTGAATCTTGATTTTTCCCTATGTATCGTAGTGAAATACTTTGGCTTGAGTGGTTCAGTAGGTCCATTATCAGAGCGACATCCTTGGTTTGCTCGTACATGAATAAACCAAAGGTCTTTCTCATCGAGTGAGTGGCTATATTTTCTAGACCAACTTCTTCAGCAGCTCTCTTTATGATTTTATAAGCTGTGTTCGGTTTTATATGTTGGTGCTTTCCGTTTCGACTTGGAAAGAGGAAGTCTTCATCTTTCTTGTCTTTGATGTACTGCCTCATAGCATTCTTGAATTTCTTCGGCATCTTTCGTTTAGTTGGCTTGTCTGTCTTTTCATCGACAATCTGGACATGCCAGCCTTTAACGTGCTTTACTTTCAATTTAACGATATCGCCAATACGGAATCCCAGATTAACACCAGAAAGGAAGAGCATGAGGTTGCGTTGTCTATCTGACTCTTTGACTGCGCTATGCTTCGTCAGCCATTCAATCATAAGCTGAACATCGTCTCTATTTCTGATTGGTTCAACAACTACCACATATCCTCACCTCCTTTTTAATGCACAAAAAAAGCAGAGGTTTCCTCTCTGCTATTCTTCATGATACTAATTTAGCACATTGTTTTTGTCAATTCTATATATTTTTTTGACAACTTTACATAAAAAGCAAATTTGCAAGTGTATCGAGAATCACTTCACGTCTTCTGTAAATTTGCTTACTGTGTCTGTATAGATATCCGGTATCTCCATCCTCCATAATGTGCCAAACTTGAATCCAATCGTATCTTGTATGTTCTCCCCATTTCAAATAAAAAATTTTTTTATCATCAGGTTCAAGTACATCAAGTAGCTTTGAAATTGCTGTTTGGAGATTTTCTAGTCTTAAAATCATAGGATCGCTTGCATAAGCAACCGCTAGATTCTCCGACCTGTTGACGAATGTCCCACTGCCACTTGCTCCAGTATCGTCAATACCAGGAACAGTAAGATGCTTAACCTCGTATAATCGTTCTAGCTCATGCCTTCGTTCACCGATAAGTTTATCAATCTTTAAATATTTATCATTGAGTTCAAACTCAAGATAATCCCTTCGTGCCGTTATTAGGTTCTTTTTGCCCAAACCTTGCCTCCTATGTATTTTTTGCTTGTAACCCACTTGATAAGCTTACCGTCATTATTGTTGTTGTGGTAATCTGGCAACCTTGCTGTTGGGCTTTCTTTATAGATCACTTTCTCAACTACTTGAATTGTAGGCATCATTTCATCATCTATCCATCCAACTAACCATGCAGGATTCACATCATAGGTTTTAGCAATCATTTCAATTTGCTTAATGGACGGATATCCACCTCTCTCATACAAGTGAATTGTGTTTTGCGAAACACCCGTATCCCTAGCCATATCTTTGACAGAGAGCCCTATGTCCTCTCTAAGTTCTTTTAATCTTAGCTGCATCTTACAAATCTCCTCGTGTATTTCAAATAATTTTCCCTTCAAATATCAGAGTGATCGTTCCTGTCCCGTCTTTGTTCTTAGATACCAAAGCACTACAATCTGAACCAAACTCAACTCCTTCAATTGTGATGCTATGCTTCACATTATCAACGTTGATGATAGAATCATTTGATGTTTTTATTCTCATGTTCCATCTCCTCTATAAGCCAATCAAGGTTCTTGCGTGCTTTTTTCAAATCCTCAAGACCGTTTTTCTTCTGAAATCGCAATAGATACTTGATTGCATTGCCCCAACACCATGCAGCCTTACCTAGCAAGTTGCCAATGAAGTTATCAATCACTTCAATACTTTCAAGGCCTTTTGAACCTTGGTAGTGGCTTGGTTTGTTTATGTTGTCAATTTTTTCTGGTTTCATTCCTTATCCTCCATGCTAATAATTATGGCTTTTTTATCTTCTTTGCAGATAAAAATAAGCGCTTCGCCTTTTTTCAAGTTTTTTAAATCCTTTTTTGTGAGTTTCACTTTATGGGCTTCGTGGCTTTTTCCGTTTATTTCAATCATCTGGCAATCCCTCCTTAAATAAACAAACTAGCTAGCCAAATTAAAAATGCACATGTAATGATTTTCGAAATACTGCTCTTTACAGCATAAGAATAATCCTCTTCAGATTCCTTTTTGCTGGATAACACAGGCCAGATGAAAGATAGTAGTGCATCCATCCCTAATGCTTGCCAGACTGTGATTTTACCAACTGGAATGATTGTTGTGATAATTTCATTCCATCCATACTGAACAACGAACGGAGATACAACGATTACAAATACCACTCCTAAAACAATTCCTAGTTTTTTCATTTTATAAATCCTCCTCTTTCACGAAACTTCCGTCAATCCAGCGACCCTTGCGGTCTTTGATTTCTTGATAGGCTAGTTCAAAGCATTCATCAAAATCATATCCAAGGGCATTACTGATTGATTTTAGATAACCGATCGAGCGTACTAGATTATGTCTGCACAATACCTTACTAGCAAACCCTTGTGATAGTTGAAACTCGCTAATATTTGCATTAAGTGAGATGAAGCTTTCCATTGCATCTTTTCTCTTGATATTATCAGATTCTTTGAAAATCTGATTCACATCTTCCTTGATGAGCAAGGCTAAACCGACAATCACGACTGCACAGTCTCCAATACTGTCCTTGGTTAGCTTCACATTCTTCTTGAGATATCCAGCACATAACTCTCCAAACTCTTCACTGAGTTTGAGTGACTGTTTATCTAACCGTCCACCGTTTTCAAGGTCACGGTCAATAAACCATTGTTTTACGTTTTCTAGCGTGTTCATGATAACTCCTATTTATTTGTCAATTTTGGTAAAATTTCGTTCACAATGAATATATAATTTTGAGCTAGAGTTATTTTTAAAACAATCGAAGTAATCCATAACATTAAAATTACACTTGATGTAATAAAATTAATTTTTATAATGGGTGCATAAGTTTGCCTAGCGTGAGCAATTAACTCTCCTTTATACTCTTCTTTTGTTTTGCCTGCAGGAACATCCCAACTACTAATATGTGCAGTATCGTAGTGAAAGTTCATAACCAAGAAAAACACTAAAAGAATAACAGAAACGAACAACGCTGCAAAAGAAACAGTCTCAAGTAAACTAAATATATCATGCATCATTTTTTCTTTGATGATCATCTCATAAATCTGCGGGGCATTCCCTTTGAATGTTTCAAGTAAAGAACTCACTTCCTCAACTGTCATATTTAGCATTTTAGCTAAAGATTTTAAAATATCGTCCATTATAACCTCACCTCATCCCCAACTTTCACCTTGTTATACACATCTTTCGTAACCACGAACACGCCGAAATCACGAATTGTCAGCGTGTATAGTTTGCCGTGTCGCCCTTTTTCGACGACCTTACCGAATATCCCTGCGCCTTGATTATCCGCCTTGTAGATAACCATTGGCTTATTCTTTTCTAGTTCTGCAATCCTGCCCATCTGCCAGATGTTTAGTCCAGCAGATAGCAGAATCCAGATTGCGATGAATCGTTTCACTTCTCGTGTTCCTCCTCAAAATAAAACTTTCCGTCGAATGGTTCGATTTTAATGATTCCATAATCCAATCCAAGTCTTGCTATGAATGGCTTGGTGATTCTTTCGTGCAAGGTAGACATCTGCTCCCTGAATTCATCTAACAGAAAAGTAGATTTGTAGAAATTGCATTGATAACAAGCAGGCATATAGTTTTCAAAACTATCCTCTCCGCCTCGATAGTGAGGATGCAAATGATCCACTCTCAAAGTTTTTAAATCCAGTTCCTTGCCACAATAAGCACAGTGACCACCATACTTATCTAAAACTTTTTGTCTAGTGGCTTTAGATATGCTTTTTCGTTTCAATCTGTTTCCTCCTCAAAATAACTATGAAATTTACTTAAATTGACAATAGCGACCTCTTCAACTGAATGTTTTTCAATGTCAAAGTCTGGATCATTTTTCCCAAACTCTTTATTTATCGCTTTTTCAGCAAGCGAAGGTAAAGCGAATATACTTGCTCCGTTGTTCAAGGCAAGCGATTGACCATATTCGTTCACTATTCGGTAACCCACATCAAACGGTCTAATTTTCGCAGGGATTTTTATGCGTTTGTTTTCATTTTTTATTGCTTGTTCAAGTGTTTGTATCATCACTCCACCTCCTTAATTTTCAAGCTTTTTGATTTCACGTTCCACTAGATCTTTACGTTTTTGTAATTCTTCTAGTTTTTGAGCATCTAATGCTTTCTTGATGATCTCAAGTCGTTCAATATCCATCTGAAATTTATCCAGAGAATCAACTTTGCGAGCGTATTCTCTAAAATTATGCGCCCATTCCCAGTCATCCCAGCCAAAGCAATTGTTCAATTCTCGTCTTAATTCGTTATATTTGTTTCGTAAGTCAATATTAACTTTGTATTGCATATACAAAACAAATGAAGCCATGACAAGAACTGACAAACAAGCTATAAACATTCCCCAAAACATTAAATTCTCCATTTACTTCACCTCCTCAATCTATATTTCTCTCAAATACTCGTTGAAAAGATCTTCATCAAGTATTCCGTTTTCAATTAAATTCTCAACTGCAGTTTCAATTTTTATCAAACGATTTAACTCCTTGTTAGGTAGCGTAGCCATAATAACTTCTTCCATCACTCTACTCCTTGTTCTTAATTTCTCTAGTGAGTCTATTTTTTAAAACATGACTTGTAAAATAAATACCGTCTGCATATGTATAATAATCAGCGGTTTCTTCAACCCATTGACTTCGTGTGTACGGGTATCTCTTTGGTCGTTTCATGTTACCATCTCACATATAAGTATTTTGTATCGATGTCTTGTCTTAAAATACAATCTCTCAATGACCTCAAATCTTCTAACGCACTGCTGACTGTCCCCCATTTGTTCTCAGGTTCATATTGCACATACTTTTCAGGTTGTCTTTCCAATTCAGCTATACCACGTTGAATATTTTCAAAAATATCAGCGACATTGTAAATGGTACCTTGGTCGAAATCCCAATCCATAGCTGCCCTAAACATTTTTCCAAGATTGTAAGTCGGAGAACAATGCTTAGGTTCATCAATGCAGATATATTGTCCGTTTTCTATTTTTGCTAAAATTTCCAAATCATAGCTCATCTACCTACCTCCTCTGCAGCATACTGCAACCATACTAGGCACTCGTATAGATCCCTTGCGTGTTTCTTGATATTGCTTAACTCATAACCGTTTAGGTTATCGGATGTTTTTAAAATATCGATTTTTATATTTTCGATAGCTAGAATAAAATCCTTTGTACCTTTCAATCTGTGACCTCTTTTTCTTGTATTGTGTCCTACTTCTAAAAAATATCAATTTTAGCCGTTTTTAATTCCAATATCACGTCAAATCTAATACAGTTTATTTTCTTAGTCATGTCAACCGAATCCACGTTAGGCTTGAAAAAATCGCTATAGACCAAGCAACGATGGCAAATATCGTCTAAAGCCACTTTAGTTGCACCATCAAGAGTAAAGACTTGATTCACATTAAAAATAAAATCTCTAATGTTATCAAGCGCTTTAACGCTAATAACGTTGTTCTGCATATCCTTGTTAAAAACTTGGGTGCTTTTGACAAATTCAATGATTTTATTTTTAGTCACTTTGTCTTTCATTTTTCCACCTCCTCAAACTTGTTTTCTAAAAATCCAGCTCTTGCCCCTCATGGCTCAAAGGTACAAGAGCTAGCAAATTCTTTATACGCCATTCGTCCAAGTCTGACGCATATTCTAGCTCGCTTTTAACGTGGTTCGCGGCACGTTGTAAATGAAATAGAGTTCAATCATCTTTGCAAAACTCCTTGTAGATTTTTTCGAAAATTTCTGACACCAGTTTTTCAGGTATATTGGATCTCTCATTGTATGATTTTGAGAAGTTCTTCCACTCTATGTCCTGCTTGATAATTTTATTCTTGAGATTAAGTTCAATATTGCTTCCAAAAATCGTCCGTTTTTGTAAAGGATAATCATAATTATTGTATCTAGCTAGGTTTTTGTATGGAATTCTGAATCCAATAATATCCTCAATGTAGGGCCACAATCTGTCAGCGGCTGGATTCTCAACAACCCAAAATTTTGGTCTATATCTTTTTATGATTTCTATTGTGTTGAAAGCCGTTAACTCTCCATTGACTCTTTTAAGAAATTGCCTGTCATACTGATAATTAATATAAGCTGACTCGTAATCCTGATTTGCCCTGATCGTGAACGGTGAAGGTCTTACTTGTGGAGCAAACAAGCTATCAGAGACATCATTACGTTTCCAACACGCATTCCCATTTTCCATTGCAGAAGCATTTGACCATGATTCGCATGGCGGACTTGCAATAATTAAATCAGGTTCTGGCAGTCTGTCTAACACATCAAAGAGCGTATTGTCACCAAATAAACGCCCGTAGTCAGCAAGATTCAAATTTATAAAATGATTGTTCTTGTTTTCTATATCCATTCCGATTGAATAGATTTCAATATTCGCCCCCCCCGAACTATTCAGAGAGTTAGCACCCTTAAAGTAAGAGCCATTACCACTGTCAAAGAGTGCCCAGACTACCATTTTTTTGATAATCAATACCTCCTATCCTTCATGCCTGACGGATACACAAAGCACCTGCCAGTTGCTCCCTCAAAGATACGACTTGATAAAGCACCATTCCCAAAATCGTCCGAGTAAAGCTCTTTAATTTCTTCACTAGACAGATTCGTGTTGATAATCGTATTCGTCCGATTATCCAGGATCTTAAACAATATCTGATGTGCCCACTCATTCCGCTTTGTATCAGCCTTGCGACTCTCTTTGCCTAAGTCATCCAGAAACAGAAAATCAACCTCAGATAGTAGCTTGACCATCTTAGCTTCTGAAAAACCATTGTCAAACTCAAAGCTTTCTCGAATCTTATCAAACAAAGCCACAACAGACACAAAGAGCACGCTTTTAGGTTCATCATAAGACTTAAATTGCTCATTGAGAAATCTAGCAAAGCCATAGGTCAGATGACTCTTACCAACACCAGAAGGCCCAGTGATGATAGCATTTCCAGTCTCACCTTTCGCATAACAACGCTCCAACCGCTTCACAAAATTCATAGCATTTTTATCAATGTCAACTCGAATCTCATAGTCATGTAGCGACTTGCTTGCCAGCTTGCTTGAAACGATACTATCTCGAGCAAAGACCTCGTAAGTATCTGATAGCTTGCTTTTAACTTCAGATTCCATATTCAGCTGCTTTTCAAAGCGTCGGATATTCTCTTTCTCGCACTCGGGACATTGATTGATTTCCTCAACCTTGCCCTTGACAGGGATTTTAACAGACCAAAGATGGCATCTATGAATTTCACAGACATCATCAAGAACTATCCTAGTTTTGAATTGTTTAAACTGTTTCATCTAAAACCCTAGCCTTTCGTCTGTTTTCTTTTCACGTTTAACAACATTTCCTTGATTCAAATAACCGTCGAACTTCGTTCCAAAGAGGGTTTCTGGTCTCAAGTATTTCGCATACTTCGTACCTGACCAATCCTTAACCATGTTATCAATCACCTGCTTAAAGTCATCTAGTCGATATCCTTCAGACCATCTAGCCTTAATCAGAGATCTGTTCTTCTGAACATTATCTCTATAATTCTTTCCAGTCTTTGAATTGAGATAATCGATAATTTCTTTGTAAGGGATATTGTCAGGTTCTTTAGGGTAGGTAGTTAAGCTATCCTCATCTAAGCTAACCTTACCTGCCCTATCCTGTGTATCCAAACGGTATCCATTTGGTATGACATTTTCCAAAGGTTTTAACACAGCTGTTTTTGAGTGGTCATATTCTAGTTGATTTTTTTCATCCTGATGTAAAGTAGACTGAAATCTGTCAGATCTGATATAATTGTGGATTCTCCAGTGTCGGATAACAACCACTCCACTTTCAAACGGAATCAAGAATCCTTTTGCGATAAGTAACTTCATGTCATCATCACTTGCCCCAATTGTTCTCTGGGTAGTCTTAGCCTTGTCAATGAACCCTTCATCATCTGCCCCCATATTAAGATGGAAATAGAGAGCTTGTGATGATAAAGGCATCTCAAGAAATCTGTCTGTTTCAGTAATCTTCCTGCTAAACATTCTCCGTTGTGCCATCTTCTACTCCTCCACACTTGAAAATTTTGTGTATTCTTTGTGAAAATACAACTTCACTGTCCCTAGACTGCCGTGTCGGTTCTTTTCCAGGATCAGCTCTGTCACATTGTTCGCTTCTTGACTGTCAGCTTGCTCTTTCTGATAATAGGCATCACGGTACAAGAAAGCTACAATATCAGCATCTTGCTCAATAGAGCCAGACTCTCGCAAATCTGCAAGCATCGGACGCTTGTCCTGTCTCTGCTCAACTGCCCGGCTTAACTGTGACAAGGCAATGACAGGTACTTTCAAGTCCTTAGCTAGTATTTTCAATTCTCTAGAAATCTCAGAAACCACCTGCTGTCGATTCTCGCCTTTTGATCCAGTGATCAGCTGCAAGTAGTCAATGATAATGACTCCAAGACCTCCCATTTCCTGAGCAAGCTTTCGAGCCTTTGAACGTATCTCAGAGATGCGAATGCCAGCCGTATCATCAACGAAAATAGGGGCGTCATAGAGATTCCCTTGTGCATGCACTAGCCTACTCCATTCCTCAACACTCAGATTCCCAGTTTTTAGGTGATACCCTTCTACCATGCCCTCGGATGCTAACATCCGCTCAATCAAGCTTTCCGCCCCCATCTCAAGCGAGAAAATAGCCACAGGCTTTTTCTCTTTTACAGCGATGTACTGAGCGATATTCAGAGCTAGCGCCGTTTTACCCATAGCAGGGCGAGCAGCAAGGATGATAAGATTATCCTCATGAAGGCCGGTCGTAATCTTGTCCAGTCCAACGAACCCAGTAGATAGACCTGTCACAACTCCATCTGTCTGCGAGCGAGTCTCCACCATTTGCATGTGTGTATCAAGGATATCAGCCACATTACGAAATCCAGTTCCCGTATTTTGATTGCTGATGTCAAGCATAGACTTTTCAGTCTTTGCAATGATATCATCGATGGACACATCACCTTGATAAGCACTAGCGAGCGAATCCGACAAGTCAGCGATTACTTTTCGGAGCGTAGCCTTTTCTTTCACAAGCTTTGCATAGTGTTCCACATTCTTAGAAGTCGGAGTTGAGTTCACCAACTCGACAATGTATGTGATACCCCCGATTTTTGAAATATCTCCTTGATTCGTGAGAGCAGAGCCCATAGTCGTAGCATCGATTGGCTCACCTTTTTCAAGCAAGGACAACATGGTCTTAAATACAATTTTGTTTGCCGGCTTGTAAAAGTCATCTGGAACCAATTCATCCGCTAGAAATATAAGTGAATCAGGAGATATGAATACTGAACCAAGAACAGACTGTTCAGCAGCTAAATCATGAGGTAATATTCTAAATTCTTCATTCATGCGCTATTCCCCCAGTATTTTTCTAGATCAACATTCATCACCGCAGCAAGGTTCTTTTGCTCGGTCAATATTTGTCTGCGATAAGGAGCAAGACCAGCTTGTCGCTCCTCCTCACTTCGTGGCAAGTAGTATCCGTTTGGCTTCATCTTCTTGGCTACGATAGGATGCCCAAAATTGACACGCAGGCTTTCGATAATTTCTTCTACCTTACGTTTTGAGAGCCCAGTTTCTAAACGAATTTCACTGGCTTGGATTGGCAGGTCGAAAGTCGCGCAATTCATGATCATGTTTAACACACGGATTTCCATCTCACTCATTTCACGACTAACACTCATATCTTTGCCCTCCATTTTCTTGGCTTCTTACGGAAATCCAAAGTCATTTCCTGATAAAGCAAGCGACCATTTTCTTCCAAGATATTCGCATTTTGACTTCTCAGAAAATCATTATTTCTTGCCTCTTCCTGATAGTCACTGGCTAGCCTGTCATAATCTTCGATGCATGCTCTAAAAACTTGTGGTACATCCTCAATCGATGAAGGAAGTCCGACAGGCGGCTGAGTGTCATAGGTAAATCTTCTATCGCTATTTTTCAAGTTTCTTCGGGCAACCTCTCCGAAATCTTCTGTTTTTTCAATGATGACTACTACATTTTGTTCATCCGATTTTTCATTTTTATCAGTCAGTAGCAACAGGATGAATACCACGATAAAAATTGCCACTAAGCCAAGCAATTGGCTTGATAAAGTTGGTTCTGTCATTTTGTTCTCCTTTACGCTCTTAATTTTCGTACTTCTTTTTCTAATTCCAAAATCTCATAAACATCATTGACATCGTACATAATATCTTTCCCTTGCTTACGAAATCTCAATCCTTTACGTTCTAACTTCTTAATATAGCCATGAGTAAAGCCAAACTTCTTCATCAAAGCCTGTTGATTGATTGGCATACGATCATTCTCTAACTGCTCCTTGACCTGCTTTTCAGCAAAGGCCAATAATTGATTCGTGAACAATTCAGCACTTTCGCCATCCAACCGTAATTGTAACGTTATTCCTTCCATTTTCTACATCCTCTCAACTATGCGGGCAAGCATTTTTGTGATATAATGGTTTTAATTATTTAAGTATGCGCCTGATTGTTGTCAGGTGCTTTTTAGGTTTTAAATATATTGTTACCGTTTTGGTGACTTTCTTGGTAAAAAAATATCTTGCAAAGGTTTATCAAAAAAGCTACGCAAGAAAAACATTTCATCCTGAGTAAAAGCACGTTGCCCCTTCTCTTTCTGACGATATGCCGTCTCAGAAATGCCAAGTTTTTTAGCTAATTCTTTCTGTGTAATGCCTTTTTCTTTTCTTAGTTGATAAAGATAAATTTGCACATTCCTACCTCCTTATTTTTCTATTTCTCCCTCGCAATTCTGCTATAATAAAAGCAGAAAGGAGGTTTAATCATGAGTAAAGATGTTGATCTATAAAAAATCCACGCCTCCAGCAACTTGGTAACTTGCTGGAGTTTTTTAATCCATTATTGCAGAATCAACATTTACATTACCTCCTTTTTTTATTTCGCTCTATGAGCAACAACCTGCCAGGGAGTCGAACCCTGGTGCTACCGATCAGGCTACATTCATTTTGTCCATCATTCCTACAAATGCTGCATCAAAACGAATGTCATTGATTTCATCTTGAGTGAAACCAGAATCTAGAAGATAACACTCTTGGCGTTCGATCTCTTCCGCTAACTCTGTCCATCCGAAAGCGAACTGACGGCAGTTAGTACAAAATTCTTCAAGTTGGCTATAGAGGAAGTTTTCCTCGTATGTATTTTGAAGCAAGGTTTCTGCAACCACTGCTTTGAAGATGTTGATTGCTTTCTCGTTTAATGTGTTCATGATATTTCCCTCCGGTTTGTTTTTGTTATTTCTTTAAGCTTGATTTAATTATATCACCGTTTTGGTGACTTGTCAACATTATTTTAATTAAAAAGTAAAAAAAGTTGCGTTTTCGGTGACTTTTTTATATAATCTACTTATAGAATTACTGAAATTGAGGTACGGAACATGGATTTGAAAAAATACATTGGAAACCAAATTAAAACCTTTCGAAAATCAGCCGGTTTTACTCAAGATGAACTTGCAAAAAGATTGAATACTACTAAACAAACTATTAGTAGATATGAAAAAGGAGATAGGAAAGCCAATCAAGACATGCTCTTTGAGCTTTGCGATATTTTCGGTGTCTCAATAGATGATTTTTTCCCTTCTCAAAACGAGACTCTTCAATCCCCTACCACTTCCCCCATCCAAACCATCTACGACCAGTTACACCAGCCAAGGCAAGCCAAAGTCCTGACCTATGCCGAGAGGCAACTGAAAGAACAAAACGAAGAAGAAACGAAGGAAAACGAAGTATCAGAATTTATTCAGCTCTACAGTTACGACTACTACGACCACCCAGCTTCTGCAGGTACAGGCCAGTATTTGAACGATGTACGAGTGGAGCGGATTGAGTTGCCAGTAGATATCGATGCCGACTTCGTCATACCAATCAAAGGGGACTCCATGGAGCCTGAATATCACGACGGCGACCTGATATTCATTCAGACTAGCGTAGACTTAAATAACGGTGTTATCGGAGTATTCAACTATAACGGCGATGCTTATATCAAGCAGCTTGTCATTGACAAAGAACAGGCATACCTACATAGCTTAAACCCAGCGTACAAGGATATGCCAATCACACCAGAGACCGACTTCCGAATTATCGGTGAAGTCGTGGACATTTATCGGGAGAAATAAAAACCATAGCCGAAGAGGTCATGGTCAAAGAAGAATATCTAGCATTAGTAAATTAATCAGTAAGGAAAGAAATGAAGAAGATAACATTATTCACTACAATCGTGGTTCTTATAACTTTATTAGCATCTTGTAGTGAAACAAAAGAAAATAGCGCATCAAAAACTAGTGAAATATCAAAAACATCTTCTAGTTCTAGTCATGGACTTGAAAAGTCAGAAGGCAAAGCAAAAATTAAGCCGGCTAAAAATTTTAAATCAACACCGATTGGAGATTATAAAATTGTAGACAATAACTGGTACGGAGCTTGGCCTGATGATACAAAATTAGTTATTGATGACTCAGTGATTCAAGTTGTTGACCCAAGTACAGTTTTTTCAAAGTATTTAATTCATCTAAACGGGAAAAAAGATAACCCTGCCATTTTAAAAATATTTGTTGATGATGAAGAGGATTTTGATGTAACTAAGGTATCGAAATTTTATGTCAGAGCCAACGGAACTCACTCATATAAAGGGAAAGAAATTCCTCTATTTTTAGTGGATGGTTTTGAATATTAAAATAAAAAAAGCCCCACACTCTCCGACGGCCATCTTTGAGTGTGAGGTTTCAACCTTCCATGTGATAAGCAATGGAAAGGATGATAAAAAAATACAACTATAGTTTATCATAAGTTCTACACCTTTTCAACTATGCGGGCAAGCAATCGAAAAGAAAGGACATTTTATGATAAAAAAATACATTACAAAAAAAGGAGAGACTAGATACCTCTTTCAAACATACATGGGCATAGATCCAGCTACTGGAAAAGAAAAACGTACAACACGCCGTGGTTTTAAAACTATTAAAGAGGCTAAGGCTGCCGAACGTGATCTTCTCTTAGATGTTGAAGAAAATGGTTTTTCAAACAATGAGGATTTCCAGAACCCTACTTTCGCTGAAGTCGCTGCGTTATGGCTTGATAGCTTTAAAAGTACTGTAAAACCAACAACATATCAGAACGTTAAGAAAAAACTTAATGTTATGATTGACTCATATTTTACAGATATGAAGATTAAGCAGATCAGTGTCGCTTATTGTCAGAAGATTGCTATAAAGTTAAGTAACCGCTATGTCCTCTATGCCAATTACTACTCTGTTATTAGCCGTATTTTCAAGTATGCCGCTTCTCTTGACATCATTAAGTCAAATCCCTTAGACAAGATTATCAAGCCTAAAAATAAACCCTTAAAGGGTAAAGAAAACTACTATACAAAACAGGAACTAACGGAGTTCCTTAAAGTTTACAAAGCAAATTGTAAGCCAGTTGACTATACCTTTTTTCACTTACTCGCTTTTTCTGGATTGAGAACTGGAGAAGCAATCGGCCTCATGTGGTCAGATGTTGACTTTGAAAATAAACGGTTAAGCATTTCTCGCACGGCTGTCGTGATTGGTAAAAAACAAACTGTTCAGGATCCTAAAACCAAAAGGAGTAAGAGGGTTATCACCTTAGATGATGAAACTCTGAATGTTTTGAAACTCTGGAAACGACAGCAAATAAAAGAATATTTCCAGGCTGGTGTGCCTTACAAACATGATTCAAATTATATTTTTACGAATGACATAGGGGGATGGCTTTTAGCCGCAACTATGAAAGTGAAGCTTAGTAGATTCTTTTGTAAACACAAAGATCTTAAAAAAATTTCGCCTCACGGATTTAGGCATACACATGCTTCTCTTCTGTTTGAAGCTGGTGTTACAGCGAAAATCATTTCAGATAGACTCGGTCACAATAATGTTCAAATCACCCTTGATATGTATACCCACATCAATGATAATCAACGTGTTGAAGTCGTTGACCAGTTCATGGATTTCATCCGCTCCAGCTAAAAGTAAAGTCGTATTCAATCTCGTATTCACTTTTGCTTAACACGCTATAAGTCCACTGGTTTCAAAGGATTAGCAAGCTGTGTACTATTTATGGTATAATGAAAGAATGAAGTACCCAAAAATTAATTTAAAAGAAGTTCGCGAACAGGCTAGACAATTTCAAGCCGAGCACCCTCGCTTGCTGCTTGTCTTTTTATTACCAAGTATTCTCTTGATTCTATCAAGCTTTATCAGACCTTTATCCCTACTTGATGAAGGCATTCTTGAACAGTCCTTCTTGAGTTTTCTAGGGATTACAATCCAGTCTGCTCTCTTTCCGATAGCCGTTGGATTTACAAGTTCCATCATCCTAGCTGGTGCTCTCTTTACCACGATTAATCTTTACAGAATTTCTGAGATAGAGCTTTCCTTTAAAGATAGCCTGTCCTTGCTTGACAACCGCTTCTTTACCCAGACATTTCTAACTCTCTTGCTCAAGCGTTTCTATCTCTTTTTATGGAGCATCCCTAATCTTTTTGGAGTCTATTTGCTCTTTTATAGCAGCGCTATGGCTCGTAAATTTGTGGAACTTCATCCCGAATTTCCATCTGTCGACGTCACCAATCCAGATATCGAACACTTCCTACTGACTTTCGCCCTCTATTTCTTTGGTAGCGTCCTAGTAATGATTTTGGGAACCATTATCTATCTGCCACAATATTATGCCTATTCCCAAGTTGAACTACTTTTATGTGACACCCTTGCAATCGGAATTGCCAAACCGAGCCGCGTGCTACATACCAGCCGCTTTCTCATGAAAGGTTATAAGTTCCAACGCTTTGTCCTTGATTTACAGCTACTTCCTTGGTACATCCTTATCTGGATTAGCTTTGGAATCGCAAGTATCTCTATCTTCCCTTATATCTATAGTAGCCAAATCTTCTTCTATCAAAGACTACTTGAAATTAAGCGGAGAAAAGTTTAA